GTGATGCCACGTTTGTGCCAGAGACAAAGACTGGCGTACCGATAGCCATCGACGCCCCCTTAAATTAAAGAGCGAGGATGCCCGATGCGTTCCACGCAATGCTGATGTTGCCGCCGTTCGGAGTGACCGGCAGGCCAGTCTGTCCAGTGTCGATGTAGGCAATCAGCCGCCACGTGGTGTTCGCGCCAGAGTTCTTGCGATAGACGACAAGCGCTTCGACAGAGGCACCGGACACCGCCGTGTAGGTCACGTCATCACCATCAAGTACACCCTGAGCAACAGTGCCGAAGGTGTTGTTGACGATGCGCTGATCCGTACCAACAATGCCGGAAAGGTCCGAATAGAACTCGTGCGCTGCGTTGTAGGTATACGTACCGGTATCGACAAGAGCGACGAACACGCCATCGGTGGCCGTGTTCACGTTCATCGAAACGTTGCTGGCTCCCGTACCGAGAGCAGTCTTGAACTTGGGATAGATGGCATTAGCCATGGCTACTCTCCTTAGGAAATCCTGATGATGGCGTCGGAAGCGGAAGGGTCTGGCATGCGTACGGTGAAGGTGCCGTTAGTCACCGTGCGATCAGAGCCGAAGTCCAAGACCATGATGGCGCGGTTCCCAACAGACGAGTTGTAGACAAGCGCGCCGCGCGTGGTGAAGCTTGCAGCAGCCCAAGTCGGATCGTTGAAGTCGAAGACGACAACGCCGCTGTCCAGTACAGGCGTGACAGAAGTGAGCGTTGCGCCACCGGTCACATAGCCGCTGCCGTTCGGCACTTCCCCGACGCCGTCATAGATAGTCGTGGTCGCGTTCAGGTTGGCAGCCGACGTGAACAGCGCAAGCTTGAACACGTTGGTGCCGGTCGTGAAGTTATGCAGCCCGAGCGGCAGTTCCCTCATGAAGGATTGGCAGAGTGCCTGCGTGATCAAACGGGTATCCTCCGGTCAGATTTGCGATAGCTGTCCTTCCGGTTCCGGCCTTCGGCGATGACCTTCAGCGAAGCAAGCGCCGTCTGATACTGATTGGTATAGGACTGGATCACGTCCTGATCACCCTTCAGGTAGATGTAGCCCTGAAGGATGGTGCCAAAGAGAAGGGCTTGTTCCGCGTTGATCGACAGCCATGAGGTGGCAGTGTCGTTGCCGTCAGCCAGAGAGGTAGGCTCAAAGAAGTAGTTCAGTTCGACGCCGTAGTTCTGGTCCGGTGGCGGTCCCAGCATCAGCGCGCTTTCATTGAAGAACGCATAGAAGCGCGGCACGCCGGTATCGGTCGTGTCGGGATACACTTCCCGGATGAACGAATGATCCTTGGACAGCATCATCCGGTATTCGCCATTGACCACCACGGCCAGCGAGTAGATCGACAGGAAGTCATCAGGCAGAGCAAGGAACTGATCGCCGACGTTCAACGTCGCCGTCGAAGTCTCCATCAGTTCTTGAAGCTGGACCTGACGATTGATGTCGTCTTCTGCCATGCGAATGAACTGGTCGATGTTGGCAACGAACGTTGCTTCTTCGCATTCGAGATACTGTTTGCAGAAGGAAACGACTTCGCCCTTGTTCATGTGATCTCCACGGTGACACGGCCAATCGTCAACTGTGCCGTACTGGTCAGCGGCGAACCGACAGGATTGAAGCCGTACAGACGGCGTTCTTCCGGGAGTTCCTTCGCATCACTGCGGCTATCGATGACGGATTGCTTGTCGTTGGTTTTGAGATTGCGCGTATCCAGTTGCGGATGCGACGGGTCCCAGCATGACCGGCAGACACGCATGCGCGTGGGCTTGCCGATGATGTACTCCCAGCGGAGTTTGTCGAGAGGGAAGCGCTGATCACAACGGTCACATAGACCGGGGACGGGCTTGAGACGCTTAGCTCCCATAGCCGGTCAAGTCAGGCACCAACTTAAACGGTGCCCGCTCCCGATCTTCCTCGGCAGCCAGATTGAACTGCCGGTCGTATTCAGCTTTGACGATGGTCAGACGGTTCGGGTCTGCGCCACCTTTGATTGCCAGAGAGTAGGCAAGGCCAGAGGTGATGGCCGGAAGGAAGCGCCTCGGGATATCCATGGTGTTGCCATAGACGCCAACGTCCTGAATGGAACGAAGGCCCCAGTAGACAAGCTTGCCGCTCTGGTTAGCCACAGGCCACAGGTGCAAGACCTGTGCGGGCTGAAGCCGGTTGATCCAGAATTGCGTCGGGAGAGCCGGGGTGTTCTTGTTCGCAGTCTGCGCCCATTCCACCATCGATATACGGACAAGGGTCCGATCGTTCTGACTTGTCCCCGAGCCAGTACGCCAGACCGCATCCAGTACATCGATGGTGTCTTCCGACAACGTAATCTCGGACGTGCCGGGAGTTACGTCGATGGAAGTCTCGCGAATGGTCCAGAAGTTGATACCCCTGTTTCCCCATTCACGCATCAGCAAGTCGAGAGACCGACGAGCCGTGCGCATATCGTATCCGCCGCGAACCTCAACACCGGCAAGTTCGTAAGCCTCCTCGATGATATCAACTACATCAAGGGTGAACGAAGTCGTGCCGGAGGTAACCATCAGTAGATCAGCACCATGAGGGTTGCGGTGGAAGCCGTGAGGACTTTCTTCGGGCAGATTGGCAGCAGTGCGCCAACCGGGACAGCCGTGAAGACAGTGGTCACATCGTCTTGGTCAGTGACAGACACGTTGCCAGTGCCGCCGACATACAAGCCAACAGCCCCAGCGGGAACGTCAGCCGAGTTCGACGGGGTAACCGCTAGGAATTTGCGAGCAACGTGGGAAATTCCAGACCGTACGTAAGCCATACGACACCCCCTTAGGCCATCAGGCCAGCGGTGCGCATAGCAGTGAGCAGGGCATCGTATTCTGCTTTGGTCGGGTTAGCACCCGCAGCGGCGGGCTGAGAAGCAGCCTGCTTGACGATACCTGCAACAGTCGTGGTTGCGGTGACAGCGGTGCCGGTGATGTTGCCGACAAAGCCAGCAGCGGAATACACCGGACCAGAGAAGTGAGTACCAGCCATGATCATTCACCTTTCAGGATTTTACCGTGGGCAAGCCCTGCGGCGATCAGTGGAAAAAAGAAAAGGCCCCCGAAGGGGCCAGTTCAGTGTTAAGCGCCAGCGGAGCCGTACATGCCGAGAGGGTCCGACCAGCCGAAGCTGTAACGCTCGCGTGCCTTGTAACGGGCATTGCCAGTGTCGAAGTCGGTGTCCATCCCGGTCTTGAGCGGAGCGCGGGTGAAGTGCTTGAGGCCGTTCGGAACGTCCGTGCACAGGAACCACGCATCCGGGTCCGTGAGGTAGTGGTTGATACGGTAACCCTGCGGGATCGCGCCGTTGTTCTTCAGAGCGTTCAGGTCGTTGTCGGCAGTGCCAACACGCTGTTCAGTCTGAAGGATACGGGTGGCTTCGAACTGAAGGGCCGGAGGAATGATCAGCTTCGTCGGGCGAGCCGCGATGAGCAGACCACGATCATCCGTCCATGCAGCAATTTCAATGACTGCATTTTCGAGAGCCGTTTCGTTCAGGTCCGTAGCAACAGCAGGCATGTTCGCGTTGACGCCACCGCCAACGAGAGGGTGTGCCGTCGAGAACAGTTCGACACCATCGCCGCCCTTGTAGGCGTTGTTGAAGCCGTTGTTCAGGATGGCCGCAGCCTTAACCTGCTTGGTGTACGCCATGCCGCGAGCAAGCGCCTTGGTGTAGCGAGCCGAAAGCTGATCGTAGAGATTGTCTTCGATTGCTTCTTCGGTGATCGCGAAACCCATGGCGATGGTCTCGTGGGTGTAGCGGGAAAGGAACCCTTCCTGCGCGGTGTCGTACTGGATGGCCTGACCTTCCAGCTTGACCGGCGCAGCGCCGAAACCGGAGAGCTTCTGTTCTTCTTCGAACGAACGATCAGACGTTTCGGTCGAGAAGATTTCAGTGTGCTCTTCGTCGTAGCGCTTGTATTCCAGACCGAACAGTTTGTTCAGACCCGGAAGCAGTTCCTTAAAGAGTTGAGCGCGTGAAATTGCCATTGGTCAACTCCCCTTAGACGCCAGTGTTCTGACGGCTGAAGTGCGTATTGAAGCGCACCAAGACATCAGTGAAGGCATCACCCGGAACAGAAAAGCCGGGAATGTTGATGAGGCCAACAATCCGCATCGGGAAGGTGGCGGTGGCAGCGACCGTGCCTGCGTTGATACCAACGCCGGAGCGACCGAGGACGAGGCTGCCCGTACCCTGCACCAGAGCGGCGTTCGCGCCGACTGCTGCCTGAGTAAGGGAACCGTTTGCCTGAACCTGAAAGATTGCATCAGGGTCATCGAGGACGTAGCCCATCGCGTCAGACGCGACAGTGCCAGCGACCCACTGCTGCTTGGTCAGCCAGCCCATGGCAGCATCAGTGTAAGTGACGCCCATGAACACGCCGATAGCACCAGTTGCCACCGAAGTCGTGCCAGTTTCCTTGGCGATGGTCCCGTCAGCCTGAAGGCTCACAATGTCGCCGGTCTTCAGGTCAGTAGCGTAGCCCGAGGGGATCGGATACTGATTGAAGCCGTGACGCTGCGGGGTTTCACCAAGGCGCTTAGCAAGACGGAGGCCGTATGGCGTAGAAGTCTTAGCCATTAGATTTCTCCGAAAGAGATGAAAGGGAAACGGTCATTCCTGACCGCTGCTACCAAAGGTTACGCGCGAGCGGTTCTGAAGTCGGTACTTCGGCATGCGCGGGTCATTATCGCGGAGATAGGAATTTTCCACGCTCTCCATCTGTTTCTGCGTGTGAGCATCAAAATACTCTGCACGTTGCTTGACGTTTTCTTCTGCCGTCTTGCACAGCAGCAGACCGCCAATTTCCACGCCGTCCTTAAACTCCGTGCCACGCTCAGTCATGAACGTGATCTCCGGGTGATCCTTGGCATTGACAGGTTCCCAACCTTCACGAAGGCGCTTCGAGACGTTGCGGTTGTCCGCATCGCCCTGAGACGACACGCGTACCCAGCGGTACTTGTATCCCTTCTCCGGGTTCGGGGTAGGCAGAAGCGACGGCGGCTTCCAAGACTTCTTCCGCGTAGAAGCTTCGCGAGTTTCGTTTTCGCGGTTAACGGCCATGGACCCATTCCTTCTCTTGCTGGCTGCTTTCAGCCACTACCTGTTCGGCATATTCCTGCGGCGTAAGTCCAAGGCGGCGTGCCAGACGGACTTGCGTTTCTGTCAATGTCACTTTGCGCGTTGGCTTGCCTGCCCCGTTACCGGAAGCGCGGGACGGACTAGCTACTACGGTGTCGGTACGACGTGGCGTCGTTCCTTCATTCTGGAACCGCTCAGGAAAGCGTGCACGCATTTCCTTATCGATACGGCCCCAATACTTGTCGCCATCCTGAGGCGTGATGCCTTCGGCGTTGGCGAGATGGTTGTGATACGCCAGAGCATGACTGGTCATCATGTCGTCGCGCATGAACCACTTGTTCTTCTCCTGCCACGCAACAGCTTCAGCCTCAGGCTGGTTCTGATGCTGGACCGGAGCAGGCTTGAAGCGCTCGACTTCCTTCTCATCAAGGCGCTGGATCGGGTTGACCCTGTGCACCGAAAGACGGTCAATCTGCGCCGTGATCTTGGCGAGGTTTTCCTGAGCGGCAATCTGACCGTTGATGTCGCCAGCCTCAT